GCCGTTTTCATTTGCTTCAGCAAGCCAGTTGTCAAGTGTGTCAATTGATCGGGTGTTGATATGCATTAAGTAAATCATTTGTTAAGCTCCTTTAATTAGTTTATGTTTATATAGTAACATTATAATGTTGCTTAGTCAACATGTTATTGTGCTATTTAATCAAAAAAGTTTTAATTTCTTTTAGATCAAGATATTTGTTATATAGAATTGGTTCATCTTTTTTAAAAACGCTAGCTTGAAAAAATTCACGGATGCTGGTTTTGTAAGTGCAAATGATTAGCCCGTTTTCATCGCATAACTCGTCATTGTTGACAAGGTAGTGATCTACAAGTTGTTTTTTTAGTTTTTCTGCTTGTGATTCATAAATTTTAATCTGATTTTTAAGTTCTTTAAGTTTGTTAACTAGATTAACGTGATTTTCAATAATTTCTATATTGCTGTTTTTCATTTTAAAGTTTTCCATTTTGTTAAATTAATAATACGATTAATATTTTTTTAATTTTATTTTAAAATTCCAAGCATTGAACCGAGCCCGTATTTTTCTTCTAAGTCAATTAATTTCTGTTTAGTAAATTCTTCAAAAGTATTTCTGTGATTTTCTTTTTGTTCTTCGTAAGATAAAACTTCATTTTCGTCTGTTCCAGCGTCAATCTGATCTTGTTCGTTTATAAAAAAACTATCTTGCCAGTCATGTTCAGCTGCTTTTTTGTAATCAGTAAAACCTTTAAAAAAATAAACGTCATTTTGGGTAGTTTGAATAACATAAATTTCTTGATCGATTAAAAATTCATATTTGTTGTTCATCTTTGTATCTCCAATTGTTGTTAAGTTAGTATTTAATGTCTTTATTAAAAAGTTGGCATAATCCATAGGGTTTTGCCAACTTTGTTGTTTAATATGTTGATATAGTAACAGCATTATGATCGCAGCGCAACACATTTTTTAAAAAAATTGCAAAAAAGTTTGAGTGTGGTAGTATAGATATTACTCAAAAAAGGGGTTTTTATGTTAGATCTGATAAGATGCAAAGCGTGCGGCGGAAAAAAAAGATTTTTAGCAATGGGCGGCATGTATAAAGACTGCAAAGCATGCGCGGGCGTTGGTTGGGTAGAGATAGAGCGCGACGCAAAGCAAGAAAAAAGTGAAGATCTTGCAGCTTCTCAGCAAGATCAGCAAGAGGTGAAAGCAGAAAAGACAGCGATCGAGGTAGCGCATGACGATGCTGCAAGCGCTGAAGTAGCGCCTGCGGTTGTGGGCGAGCAAAGAAAAAAGTGGGGGCGTAAAGCTAAAAGAGAAGTGATTCTATGACGACTGACAAAAAAAGCAAGCCTAATGGGTATATTTTTGGAAGGCCTACACTTTACGATCCATCTTTTTGTCAAAAAGCTATAGATATAATGAAAAACGGCGGTTCTAGGAACTCTGTAGCTGCGGAGCTAGGAGTCATAAGAGAGACTTTAAGCGAATGGGAAAAAAAATATCTTGACTTTTCCGACGCCATGAAGATTGCTCAAACTTTGAGCGAGCAATGGTGGGAAAAGCACGCTTTAGAAAATTTGCACAATAGGGACTTTAACACCAAACTTTGGGACATTAATATGCAAAACCGTTTTAAGTGGTCAAGGCGAGAACAGACTGACGCGACTGTTACGATTAAATCGCATGAAGACATGTTGAAAGAGCTTAAGTGATGACAAGCTTTTTTTTACAACATTATGTGCATACAGATGTGATAAGCATGACTTTTTGCATGCTGACGCTTCTTTACACTATATATATGTGTGTGCTAGACGATGATATCTGACGACGAGATACGCATAAGACAGCGACTTAAAGATGACTTTGAGCATTACGCTGCAAAGTGTCTTAAAATTCGATCAAACGACGGCAGTATTGTACCATTTCAGCTTAACCGCGCGCAGGCGCACATACATCAAAAAGTAGAACAGCAGCGCGGACTGACCGGCAAAGTACGCGCAGTGATACTAAAAGGGCGGCAAGAAGGTTGTTCGACATATATAGAAGGGCGCTTTTATTGGCGCGTTACGCATAGCCGAGGCTATCAAGCTTTTATTTTGACTCACGCGCTTGATGCTACGCAAAATCTTTACAAGATGGTAAAAAGGTATCACGACAACTGTCCGCTGCTTCTGCGTCCGTCGACTGCGACTTCTAACGCAAAAGAGCTAATTTTCGATAAACTTGATTCAGGTTATAAATTGGGAACCGCTGAAAATAAAAGTGTTGGAAGAAGTTCAACGATACAACTTTTGCACGGGTCAGAGGCTGCTTTTTGGGCTAACGCACACGATCATGCAAAAGGGATTATGCAAGCAGTGCCGAATGCGGTCGGTACAGAAGTTTTTATTGAGTCTACGGCTAACGGTGTAGGTGGGTATTTTCACGAACAATGGCAGCTTGCAGAAGCCGGTATAAGCGATTTTATAGCTATTTTTGTGCCGTGGTTTTGGATGCAAAATTATGCGTTGGAATTAAAAGAACCACTGTCTTTGACTGCGTATGAGTCAGAGATCAAAAGTATATACAAACTTACAGATGCGCAGCTTTTGTGGCGAAGAGGAAAAATTGTTGAGCTGTCAAGCGGTGGGATCGACGGCAGCAAAGCTTTTCAGCAAGAGTACCCAATGTGTGCAGCTGAGGCTTTTATTGCGACGGGCGAAGATACTTTTATACAACCTGAGGTTATCATGTCAGCTAGAAAGTGCGAGACCGAAGCTGTAGGCGCGTTGCTTATTGGCGTAGACCCCGCTCGTTTTGGAGATGATCGTACAAGTATAGTACGCAGACGTGGCAGGGTAGCGTATAAGATAGAAAATTATCTTAAAAAAAATACCATGGAAATTGCTGGGATTGTGCACAAAATTATTATTGATGAGCAACCTGACAAAGTTTTTGTAGACGTCGTAGGCCTTGGTGCGGGGGTGTATGACAGACTTGTAGAACTTGGGCATCGTGATGTTGTAGTAGCTGCTAATGCTTCGCTTACTGCGCTAAATTCGCAAAAGTATAGCAATCGTCGTGCTGAAATGTGGGGCTTGATGAAAGAGTGGCTTATCGAACAACCAGCGCAGATCCCAGATGACGATGTACTGCATGCTGATCTTTGTGGGCCTAAATATACTTTTGACAGCAATGGTCGATTAGTTATAGAAAAAAAAGAATTAATGAAGAAACGGGGCATAAGATCGCCGGATTCTGCTGATGCTTTAAGCCTTACTTTTTTTTATCCGGTATCATCTTTTGCACATGAACGAAAAAAAGATAAGATAGCCGAACGTTTTATGTCAAAATACAAAAAAATTAATCAATTGAAGGATTCACGATATGGTCAATGATAAGAAAGAAGAATTAAAACAGTTAATAAAACAAGTAGAGGATACTTTTTCTTATCTAAAACCAAATTTTGAACGATTTCACAAGTTTAGAAAATTTGTATATCAGTCGAATTTAACTGAAGTTGATCGTGCAGTGCTTAGAGCGCAAGGAAAACCGGACGTTGAATTTAACATATCTGAGCAAGAAATATCTAAGCTTTTGGGCGAATTTGCTAAGCAGCAACCAAGCGTAAGCGTTAGCTCACAGATTGGTAAAAAAGTTAATTCTGAAATTATTCAAGCCGTAGAAGATCATGCTCGATACATTATTTTTGAAGCTAACAAGAATGGTTGTGAATATGAGTGCTATAAAGATACTTTGAGTGGCGGTTTTAGCTGGATGAAAGTTAGTCTTGAATATCTCAATGAAATGTCATCGCATCAAAAAATTTGTATATCACGTGTTTTTGATCCAACGCTTTGCGGCTACGATAGAATGGCTGTTACCCCAACCAAAATGGACGGCAATTTTGTTTTTCAAATGTATCCCATGGCTATAGAACATTTTAAAACAGAATATCCAAAAGTTTACATTGAAAAATCAAGAAATCAAGCAATTGGCGGATTTAGCTGGACATACACCGCTGGATTAGATGACGTTGTCATGCTATGCGAAATGTACTGTAAAAAAAGAAAAAAAGTGCAAATTGTTACATTGCTTGACGGTCAAACAATGCTTTATAGCGACTATAAACAAGCAAAACAAGAATATGAAGCCGACTTAACAAATCTTGAACAATTCCCTGCATTTGTTGGCAAGCCGCGATGGACAACAAAAACAACAATCTGGAGATATTTATTTACAAATACTGACATTATTGAATGCGATGAAACCATTTTTAAAGAATTTCCTTTGGTTTACATTCCAGGCAATGACATGCTAATTCGAGATGACGTTAACGGGTCGGTTCAGTTAATGACAAGGCCTTATGTTCTTAATCTTTATGGCGCTCAAAGATTAAAAAACTACGCTGGTCAATGTTGGGCAAATGAACTAGAAAATATGGTACAGCATAAATTTATGGTTGCTAATGAAACATTGCCTGAGCAATCTGATTATTTAGAAGCATGGCTAGACCCACAAAAGCCATCAACGCTTGTGTACAATGCTTACTCACTTGATGAACCAAACAAGCAGTTGCCGCTTCCTCAGCCAGTGCCAAGAGTGCCAATGCCGCCGGAAATTGCTGGCGCGTTTACGGCGATGGATCAATTGTCTCAAGTCATTTTGGGATCATTTAATCCTCAAAATATGAACCAGCAAAATTTGTCGGGTGATTCTATTGTAGAAGCATCAATTCAATCTAATTTTACAGCGATGCCGTATATTGTTGGATATTTGCAAGCATGGTCACACGTATTGCAAGTGTGTGTATCAGTCATGCCAAAAATTTACATGTTTCCGAGAGAAATACCAGTAAACAGTATTGATAACCGTCAAAAAACATTAAAAATAAATCAACCTGATGGTCTGTCATTTAATTATAATGACGACGATTTAGAAGTTAAAGTTGAAGCGGGCGTTAATTTTAACGTGCAAAAAAACCGTGCGTTGTCACAAATCATTGCGCTAATGAAAGTATCACCTGTGTTTGCGCAATTTATTAATCAAGAAGGATTGGACATATTGTTAGACAACATTGAAATTCGCGGTATTGATGCGCTAAAACAAAAAGTTGATGAATTTGCAGAAAAGATGAAGCAGCAACAAGCGCAAGCAATGCAAAACAA